ATTAACTACGTATATATTTATCTCTTTTTTGAGTTAACTGCTAGTTTATTTCCAGTCAGAACCACCGTCTAATTGCACCTCTACGGGCTCATTGTCTAGATTCTGTACATGCTCTTTAATAAACAGTTCCATGTCTCCGTTGAGTCGAGACATAACTTCGCCTAAAGTAAATGCTAATCTTTTGGCATTATCAATGTCAATTCTTACTTCTTTGGCTCTGCTTGCGTCAGCACTCTTAACAGTTTGAATAAACTGTTGTACTGGAAAAGTGTTTATAGGATCAAGTTTTTTGGTTTGCATTTGACAGTTCCTGACGCATAGTAATATCGTTTTTAAAAGGACCTTTATAATCGTAACGTTCTAATGTAATTAGTTTAGGGCAAAAACTTTTTACCCAACCTTTATCAAAGTGAATGATATAGAATCCTGCACAATACAAGCTCTTACTTTTAATACTTTTTGTAAACAAAGCAAACTTACGATGTACATCGTAAATTACATTGTAGGGCGTTGTGCTAGTTGGATACCCATAAATTTCTTTTTCAGTTTCAATCTTTGTTGTTTCGTCCTTATCAAAAACTGTAAGACCAAGTTCATTTTTTAATTGTTTTTTGTTTTCAAAAAAAGCAACACCGTTGTTTGCTGAAAACATAAACCGTTCGTCATTAAAACTTAAGGTGCCTAATTTTTCACCTTCTTCCTCAACAATCCAAAATTTGTCTTTTAATATTACTTTTGCTTTTATACTCATTGTTGATACCTCGCTTGCAACGGTTCAGCATAGTATTGTGCTTGATCTGCAATACGTTGCATATCCCACTTAGCACAAAATTTCATAAGACGCATACCTACTTGCTGTACTTCTTTAGTAACAGCATTCTCTGCAATAGTAGCCTCAATAATTTCTTTAATTTCTTCAGGTTGTGCTGTTAAATCACATAGTGTAACATTACGTGTATAGTCATCTAATACACGATGTTCTACGCCTTCATGATCAGTCCAACGCTGTAACATCATATTATTCCAATTATAACCTTTGCTATCTTTGTCTGCAAACGCTTCAATAAGGCCTACTTTGTTCTTAGTGCCTTTCTTACGCACACCTGGATATGCACTAAACACATTGTCACTAGTGTCACCACGCATGCACTTTTCAAACAACATAAATGCCGGATCAGGAGCAGGTCTAGGCTCTTTAGTTTTCTTATCAATCACAGGCTTACCTTTGTCGTCAAAGTATCCTTCGTGTGTTATTGTAATGTTTTGAATACCACTATATTGTTTTACATTCGGAGAAATTAGTTGTGCAAAGTCACCATCAGTTGAAATAATAACATGGTTATCATTAGGGTGTGCTTGCACCCAACCTGCAATAAGATCATCTGCTTCAAGTTGCGGATGTCGCATAACAGTACAGTTTGTTTTGTCAGTGACAAAATTTTTAAACTCATCAAAGATTTCCCAAAACACTTTATCTTCTTCTGCTTGTGCAGGAGTCATTGCATCACGTGTTTCTTGCCTATTACGCTTGTATGGCTCGTAGTAATCTTTACGCCAACTACGTCCTTCTAAACAGAACACAACATGAGTACCGTCAAAGTCTTGCCATGCTTTCTTAATGCTATTAAGTGTAATATGCATAGCCATACCAACCTTAGTGTCAAGGTCTCCACGTACTACGTGCCTTGCTCTAAAGAAAGTATTTGCTGTGTCTACTAATACGTAAGTTGCCATTTTGTTGCCTTTAGTAATTTAATATAACTACATTGTACACTCGTTTGCATACTATGTCAAGCATTAAGATACTTCTGATTTACCTTTATCGATAGGTACTACATTAATATACCCTGCTTCAGCTTTAGGATCTTGTCCTTCTTCTTGAAGCATTTGACTAACAATAGTTCTAAACCACTGGTCAACAATCTGTTCGTTTGTTTCTCCTTGATATCCTGCATCAAGAAGCTCTTCAATAAATTCATTGTTCCAATCTAGTTCAAAGAATCCGTTCCGAATGTTGTCTTTGTTAACCTGAGTATCTAATACAGCAACCCAAGGTTCGCCTGCTTTAGTAGCGGCAGCCTTTTCTGCTTCAAGTGCCGCACGTCTAACTTCTTCTGAAGTAGGTTCTTTTACCGGTTCATCAATTTTCTTTTTGATTCCTGCATCTTTTAAAAGTTTATTCCACCATTCCATTATAGTCCTGCCTCCCTAACACGAGTCTCTAAGTTGTCTACTTTTTTCATCTTACGCTCACGTTGTTCTTCGTTAATAAATTCATCTGGATCAAAAGCATTCTCAAGTCCCCCACGCATTTCCGAATAAGTCAATGTGGAGTCTTGGAGTGAATCGCCATCCTTTTTCCATACAGAGTTCAGCCACTTCTTGAATGTTGAGCTTATATTCTTCGCTCCTTCCACCCAACGGCATACAATATACCGGACATTGTATCCCGGCGTCTCTGTAACTCGCCACAGCTCTGCCAGCTTCTGCAACATCAGTTTCGTCAGCGACAACAAACTTAAAGTAAAGGTCACTATTAGAAACACTGAAATACTCACTAGCAATATCAGGCATAATAGCATCTTCCCAGCGTTCTCCGCTAACTGAAAGTTTCGGGGAACAACTCCAAGTGACTCTAAATCTGTTTTGATTGTTGAGATAGTCTTTAAAATCAGGTCGTAACTTTTGTGTAGTATTTGTTTCAAATGTAACATTTTTTAAGTCCTGCATACGCGGGTGTTCTAATAATTCAGCATAGAATCTTTGCCACCCTAACAAAGGTTCACCGCCAGTGAAAATCAAGTGTACATCCTGTCCACTATCCATTGTCCACTTACCTTCTGGAGTAAGACTTAACAAATGCTCTACAACTTCGTCTACAGTTCTATCCATCATAAACTTTTTAAATTCTGGATAGATACTAGCATATGTATCACAACCTGTATGTATTACAGGTAAGTCTTCAAATTTTTCAACAGTACTTATGATATTACTATCTAGTAACTTTTTAACTTCTGGATTGTGTTTTACACCATCTGCTCTTGCAGGTGTACCTCTTTCTAATCCAAAGTTCATGCATCGAAAGTTGCAACCAAATGTACGCAGGAATACACTAGGTACACCTACAAACTTACCTTCACCTTGCACACTATAAAATGCTTCACTATACCGTAACTTCATCGTTGACCTCCTCAATGTCTCCGACATCTTGGAACGGAACAACAATAGTCCAATTCTTTTCTATGTCGCGAACTTCGTAAAGTTCCTGTTTAGAGTCCTGTGTTAAAACTTCACACTTGCGTTCTAACACTTTAAATCCTGCAATAGGTAAGTCAGCCATACTATACATACCACCTGGCCTGCCAAAACTGTCTACAGGGAATTTATATTTGTAAGTTGAAATAAACATTATCTATCACACGCATAAGATTGTTGTAATTTAATATTATCCATGAACTCTTTCTTAGTTGCAGGATCGTCTTTAAATGCACCTTTTAGTACAGTTGTTTGTGTAAGCGAACTGTGTGCTTTTACACCTCTGTTTTCAACACAACCATGTGTTGCTTGAACATAAACACCTAAGTGTTCTGCACCTGTTGCTTTTTGTATTTCACGTACAATATCATTTGCAAGTTCTTCTTGCAATGTACCACGTTCAGCACACCATTGTGCAATACGTGTATACTTAGATAAACCAATTAGTTTGTCAGCAGCAATAATACCAATGTATGCTACACCTCTAACAATCTGATGATGATGTGAACACATACTTGTAAGCTCTGAACGAACAACTAACATACCTTCATAACGTTCTTCTGTATCGTTTGGAAATGCTGTTGCCGCTGGCATTGGATCATAACGTCCTGCCATTAGTTCGTTAATATACATTTTTGCAAGACGTCTGCCTGTTCCCATACTGTTAGGGTCATTATGCCTGTCAATTAACAACTTATCTAGCACATTTTCAAATGCTACAGTAGCTTCTTCAATTAATTCTTCTTTGTCGCCTTTTTGTAAGACTTGTGAAATGTTATCGCCGGCCCAATAGCGAATGTTTGCTTCTTCTAAGCGGGCTTTTATCTGGTCACTTTTAGCCATTTATTTTCTCCGATGTTTAGGCAGTGGATTGCCGTTTAAAATACAATGCACAATATATTTTACATTATACATTGTATTTAGGTTTTTGTCAAGTATTTTATACAAAATACTTGTTTAACATTTCAAGACGATCATGTGCGGTAGCCATTGCATCTAATTCTTTCTGAATTGTTTCAATGATGTCTGAATGTTCGCCAATACCTACAACCTGTCGCATATAGACTTCAATGTTAGCTTTGTGCAGTTCAATCTCCGCTTCTGCGTGTTTACGTGCCGCACTAATCATTATTTCTTTCAACATAAGCCTCCTTTTGTTTGTAGTTTCCCTTTGCAGGGATTACGTGTCTTACGCCGCCGCGTGGATCATCCATGTCGCCATTGCGTCTAGGAATTAAGTGAACGTGTGGAAACATAACAGTCTGCCCTGCCGCTTCTCCAACGTTCTGTCCAATATTAAACGCATCACAGTATCCGCGTTCAATCCAGTCGTAGCCCCATTTGTATGCGGCTTCAAAACATTTAGTAAGGCTTTGCCAGTTTTCTTCTTTAGGAACAAAAAGTATATGTCCTTCAGTAACTGGATACCCATCTTTATAAACTGTAAACTCTTTTGAGTCTACTAAAACATCTGTCCAAGGTTTAGAATCCATAATTAAATGCCACCATAAT